ACATTGTCCCGTCATTACCGGCTACGCAAATCTTTCAGGAGAAGGCAAAAAAGATAGTGGCGGTGAAGGTCGATCCTGAAACGCCGGAATCTTTCATGCTGAGGCCAAAGCGCCGACGCTGGGAAAACGAGAAATACACCCGCTGGGTGAAGTCGCAGCAGTGCTGTTGCTGTAATAACCCGGCAGACGACCCCCACCACCTGATAGGCCACGGGCAGGGTGGAATGGGTACCAAAGCGCATGACCTGTTTGTGATACCGCTGTGCAGAGCGCATCACGACGAGTTACACGCTGATCCCGTGGCATTTGAAGCGAAATACGGCGACCAGTTAACGCTGCTGTTTCGGTTTTTAGATCGTGCGCTGGCAATCGGCGTATTGGCATGAAAAGTGGAGAAAACATGCGTGACATTCAGAAGGTATTAGAGCTTTGGGGAGGTTGGGCCGCGAGCGATAGTTCTGGCGTGGATTACTCACCAATCGCAGCTGGTTTCAAAGGGCTTCTTCCTCAAACAAGTAAATCTCGCCTTTCTTGCACTGACGACGACGCCCTGATTATCGAAGGGTGTTTGGCTCGGCTTCAAAAACGAAAACCATATGAGCATTCGCTCTTGGTTGCACATTATTTGTATGGCATCTCGAAGCGGAAGATAGCCAAAGCGCGAAAGAAGGATGAAAAACTGATTCGCATAGAAATACAGATGGCTGAAGGGTTTATTGACGGTTGCCTAAGCATGTTAGAAGTAAAGCTCGATATGGAATGAATAAACCCGGCTTAAGCCGGGTTCGTTTCCTTATGGAATTGTCGACGACCCACTCCCTTGTAAACACTCTGTGTTTTTTTCGCTTTGCTTAATTTTTTTTCTTTACGCCTATCAATATGCTCATCCCACCAATCAGGCTTGTCAGTAGGAACGATTTTGCATATATCCGCTATAGCAACAACAATGTTGCTCGATTGCACTCCATCTACGTGCTCAGATAGAGAAGGGGGAACTTGCTGATGCATAGGATCTAGAATGAAATCGACACCTTTGATTCTAGCGTGCTTAGCAGCAGGGACAAAATCTGCATCACCAGCGATTAGGACAATTACATCTACTAACTGCTCATGAGCTAAAATGGTTATATCCATACCCAATTTGATATCAACTGCTTTTTGCTTATATTCATAATAGAAGTCATCATTCGTCAAATCCGACCAATTCACTTCATTTCTGAGGAGTTGCTTAAGCTTATGCTCCTTTATCTGCCAATTCCCAACATTGGAAAGGACACCCATTCGGAGTGCAGTTTTGCGATTTTTGCGAAGCTCCTCATGTAGTTTTGTCCGGAGCATATTCGGTGCATGAGTTTTAAAATTTTTTGTTGCAGGCGTTTTGTTGCCATCAACGGGTAAAGGAAACTTGATCTGTTTGTCAAGGGGAGGACAGTCATAATAGTAGATGCGATACAACTCAAGCGGCTCTCTTTCGGAGTGCCCTCCATGAGGAACCTCAACGTGAAATCTGACAATACGCCATATGATTTTAACGAGTTGCTGGCTGTCTAGTTCGTGGCCACTGAAGTGCTTGCGCAGGAAGTAATCTATACGGCGGATGAAATAGCCACCGTCAATCAAAACTGCTGTTTTCTTCATTGAAAAAAACCTAAAAAAAAGCTCAGAACCGTTGAGTAGACCCTAAATATTATCTACGAACAGTGCTGAGCTGGTGGATTAAAATTAGCTCTTGACACTCATCACGTCAACCGCTTTTTGCATCAAAAAAGTGTAAATTTTTTCAAAATCAATATGTGGTGTGTGTTTTTTTTTGAAGACACCAAATAAAGGCTCACGCGGTCCGCAAAAAACATTATAGCATGTTAAGAGTGGTCACTACGACACGATGCTTATCATTTCAAGACCCTGCTTAAGCAGGGTTTTTTCTTATCCGCGCCACGCTCGGCGCAATCCAACCACAGAGCCTTTCAGGGGTGAGCCATAGGGCACGGTCGGTGTGACTGTCTCTGTGGGCTGATCATTCCTGAGCGCTGGCTCACCCGCTAAAAGGAAAGTCACTATGTTCGGTATCTTCAAAAAGAAAGCACGTAAAGCTGTTGTCGAAGTTAAGAAAATGGAAAACCGCGACGCGGTTGAAGCTACGGTGTGGGGTGCTTACTCCATTGCGTATGCCGACGGCACATGCGACGCGAAAGAAATCGCCACGTTGGAAAAAACCATTTCAGCATTGCCTGCTTTCGCACCGTTCGCTGGTGAGATCGCACAGATGAGTAGCAATATCCGTGCTCGCTATGAAGCTTCGCCGCGCTCTGCTAATGCTCAGGCGCTGCGCGAACTGGCTGACGTGGCCGGTACAAACGATGCTGTTGATGTTCTTTGCCTGTGCCTTGATGTCGCTGACAACGACGGCATCGGGGAAGAAGAAGAGAAGCAGCTCAAGAAAATCGCTCAGGCGCTGCAACTCCCACTGGACCAGTACCTGTGATCGGGAAATTGCGCTGGGTAGCCGCCGGGGTATTGATGTTCCTGGTGGTTGCCATCGACTTCACCAGCAAAATGATGTCCATCCTTGCTGATGGCGTGCTGGTAGCCGGGGTAATTGCTTTACTCTGGCCCCTGTTTAAATCCAGTAAATAACACTGTGCAAAAGGTCATTTCTGATGGCCTTTGACAGAGTGAATTTTTTCTTCGGTGCTATAGTTAATCTGGCATTCGATAATGCTCTCGATACTGATAACACTTGGTGGGGATACACCAACTTCGCAGAGACAACTGCATGACCCATGACCAGCAACCCAATGCTGGTCTTTTTTTTCCGCCATTAGCTCAACTGGAAAGAGCACGGAGCTTCTACCTCTGTGGTTCGGGGTTCGAATCCTCGATGGCGGACCAGTGTCCAATTCGTTAAGGGAGGAAGTTTCTCAACTCTGATTTATGCGCTATTTTTTTATTGTGGTGAATCCCCCTATGCGGAGGGGCGTTCCAGCAGTTACCTGAAAAGGAAACCTCTCAGACGCGGGAATGTTTGCTGGAGTAATTATCACCGGGAGGCACCCGGCACCACTCTCTAAGCTATTGCCAAATTAGCAACTATGCTTGCTGTCCGAGCAGGCTTTTTTTTGCCGACACAGATAAACTATTGACCGCATGAATATATCCTGAGTAAGTTATGCATGTGGTGAATCCCATCTAAGCGGTGGGGCGTCTGGTTAACTGCTATGTGCAGGTATGCGCGCGACTTTGATAACCAGAGATAAGTCACCGGGAGGCACCCGGCGCCACAAATTTTTCAAACTTTCGTCCCATTGGAAGGGTATAGAGTGTTCAAGTTTAATTCATCCTTACTTGCGATTTTTCTGCTGTCAGGTTGTAGTTCTGATCTGGTTTTAAGCCCACCTAAACAACCTGATTACAAACCAATGCCTGACATCACCCAGTCTGTGACGCCGACCCAACAGCGTGCGATCATGGCTGGAGAGAGGCCTGATTGGTCAGAAAGAACACAGGTAAGCGCTGCGAAGCGATATTAATAAACGCTTATCTGATAAGGCTGCCATTGGGTGGCCTTTTTTTATTTCAGGCTCCGGGAACCATCATCGACACGCCTATTTGTTAAATCGTCCCGAGGGCCTGATCCCTTACTACAAACAGCACCCCGTTCTTTCGGAGGTGATATGGCTAAACGTATGCAAGATAAAGAAAGCATTGCCGGAGTTTCATGGCTGATTGTCCTTGCTCTGTCATGCTGGGGCGGCCTTGTCCGATACCTTATTGATGTTAAGCAGAACAAAGCCACCTGGAGCTGGATCAACGCACTGGCACAAATTGCAGTGTCCGGCTTCACCGGGCTTATTGGCGGGCTAATCAGTGTTGAAAGTGGACTCAGCCTTTATATGATTCTGGTTACGTCAGGCATTAGCGGGGCAATGGGCTCCGTAGCACTAACGTACTTCTGGGAACGCCTGACGGGGATGAAGAATGCAAACCAGTGATAAAGGCATTGCCCTGATCAAGCAGTTCGAAGGCTGCAAGCTCACCGCCTACCAGGACAGCGTCGGAGTGTGGACTATCGGCTATGGCTGGACTCAGCCTGTCGACGGCAAACCGATCCGTGCCGGGATGGCGATTAAGCAGGAAACGGCAGAACGCCTACTGAAGACAGGACTGGTCAGCTACGAAAGTGACGTGTCCCGCCTGGTTAAAATCGGTCTGACTCAGGGGCAATTCGACGCCCTGGTGTCCTTCACGTATAACCTCGGAGCCCGGTCATTGTCGACATCGACTCTTCTGCGAAAACTCAACGCCGGTGATTACGCTGGCGCTGCCGATGAGTTCCTGCGCTGGAATAAAGCTGGCGGCAAAGTCCTTAGTGGGCTGGCCCGTCGGCGTGAGGCGGAGCGCGCTCTGTTCCTGTCGTGATCGGCGCACTGGTTAAGCGTTACTGGTTGCAGTTTGTGGTGATTACGTTAATCGTTGTGCTGGCGATCTTCGTAAATCACTACCGCGACAACGCCATCACCTACAAAGACCAGCGCGATAAGGCTACGGTCCGGGCAGACAAATCAGAGGCGATCACCAGCAACGTGATCACCATGATGAACCTCATCCGTGACATCTCACAGGTTACCCAGAATGCAAAGAACGAACTGGATCAAAAGGCCGAAACGCGCATTGTCTACATCAGGCAGGCGCTTGAAGGCGATCCGTGCGCTAACCTGCTTGTTCCTTCTGCCGCAGCTGACAGCCTGCGGGAATACGCAGACAGTTTACGTTCCGGCCCCGGTGGTGCCGATAAGCGCTGACCTGACCGCAGACACGCCGATCCCTGGAATGGCGGTCCCGTTCACGTGGCAGGCAAGTCTGGAGTTAAACGCTCAGCTTTATACGGCGCTGGGGCAGTGCAATCTAGATAAGGCGGCAATCAGGAAAATTGAATTATCACGAGCCTCGCAATAGCGGAGAAAGCTTGAGGTAATAGCGGGTAAAACCCGCTATATGGAAATAATAAAACGTTACAGAACCCACCATCGAATGGAGTCAGTAGGTATGGTCGCAGCACTGATTTGAGTAACTATACCCAATTCTGCGGCTCTTTCCGGATCAAGAATAGTAGCTGAGGAAATCAAGCTCTCCCAATCTGTGTCTGTAGTCGTTTTTGCATTAGCAGTTTCAATATTCATGATCTGAACAAACCGCTTCAAGTCATCATCAAGACAATCCGCGAACTCCCTTAACCTCAGGTGATCTGCTTGTGGGGCTGAGAAACCCCAATGCAATGGGTGTAACAGGAACCTTGATAAAGGATTTGCGATTCGCTCAGAACCAGCCATGAAGATTACGTTTGCAATGGATTCGACATTACTTAAATTATGCGTGGTTACCTTCACGCCGAGAGATTTAAGAAAGTTATAGGCAGTAAACCCTGCTACGGTATCTCCGCCTTTGCTTGAGATATAAATTCTCAACTCTGTAACTGGCTGGTTCGGGTTAGAAATGGCCTTTAAACAAGCATCCATGAGGTTCGTTACTGACGGAACGTTTACATCAGTCATGAAATGTACTGTGTGAATCATCATAATCACCAGAAGAATACCCGTATTGGGTAACCTTTATATATATGCGCCTTTTCTGGATTCAACATGAAATATTCTCATGTTACACCGCCAGCTTAGGTAGGTTTGTTATTGCTATCATCCTGTGAGGCTCCATAGTACTGGTAATATCCCATCCAAGGGATAGACACCTGAATATCCCTTTAGCTGGTTAATGGCTTTGTGCCGCTGGCGACCGAGACGGGAGAGGGCTTTATTTCGCACCTGCCGATGTGAAACACCTGCGGTTCAAACCAGTATCATCTGAGTATAACTCCGAGGGAAGAGCATCATGAAAACGAGTGTAGGCGCTAGCAGTTACATCCTTGATAGAAGAGTGCACGTGAGGCCTTATGTGAAGTATTTGATGAACTCCAGCGAAAGGTTAATGAGCTTAGTCCACTTTTCATAGCAAAGGACACGCTACGAATCCTACTTCTCGAAATGACCTTCGGTTACCTAAAGGTCAATTCAAGCTTGGATGATAAGCTCATTCAGATAAGCTTAGAGGATAAGAGGTAGAATGGCGATTATTGCTGGTAATAGTATTAAAACGAAGGATGCTCCAATTTTCCATGCACTGGTAATTTTTAAATTAGATATCGCAGCTTGCAAGGCTGTTACACCAAGGGCTAAAAAGGTTAGAGCAAGCTGAAAATTATCCTCCCTATAGCTGAACGCCAAACCAAGCGCAATAACATAAACTACTGCTGCAACTATAGATACAGCAATCCTAAAGCCTAAGTGCTCTGGCTGAAACTCGTTTTTCCAGTTCATTTATCAATCCATCATGGCTAAGTAATGGCACTCACCGACAAGCAAGAAGTGTTCTGTCGCGAGTACCTCATCGATTTGAACGCCACACAGGCGTCTATTTGGGCGGGGTACAGCGTAAATACCGCCCGTAAAACTGGCAGTGAAAACCTCACAAAACCAGACGTTCATGATTGCATTAGAGAATTAAAGTCACAACGCTGTGATTTGGTAGGTATCGACGCTGCGTATGTACTTCGGCGTCTTACCGAAATTGATCAGATGGATGTTCTCGACATACTCACCTTTACCGGTGAATTCAAGCCAGTGTCGAAGTGACCAAAGGTTTGGATGGAGGACTATGCTTTCCGGGGTAAATGTGATTGAGGTGTTCGCCGAGGGAAACACCTCGGCGCAGCTCAAGAAAATTAAGTGTACTTATAAGATGAAAAACCTTGTTCTTCTCGGAAAGCGGCATACAGGGATACTCAGAGAAACAAATGAGGTCAGGAATGTGCATTAGAATGTTAACCATATGCCTGGCGACGATGTTGATCGCGAGCTGCGGGACAACTGGACCCGTAAGGGTTGAGGTAGTGGACACGGCATGCGACTGGGTTAAACCCATCTATGGTACGGATCACGACTGGGATGTACTGGACAGCCAGACGAAGAAAGGCATCCTGACGCATAACAAAGCGTGGCAGGTGAACTGCCAAGTAAAAAGTACCCTTCCGAACCGAAATCCAACAGTTGGGAAGGGCGGCTAAATTAGCCATCCTTACAAGGAGGATTTGACTGTAGTTCATTGATCAACAAACAGGGTTGAATATTAAAATTAATATTCAAATTCGTCATATTTGGATTTTGACTTATAGAACGGTATTAATCATTGTCTCAGACCTGATGCTGAGTGCAAACCACCACAAAGCCTGGCTGCTGGTGGGTTTGATAAGGTCTTTCTCCATATTTCTGAGATATTGCCTTGGTCGATTCAGATAATTCTTATGATGGTTCCGGCATCTTTTAATTTTGTGTAAGTAAAACCTACCGCTCCGTAAAATGATACGCAAAGAAATATCAAAGCGAAGAGCATTACGTAGAAACTGACGTCACCCTTAACAGAAAATTGATAAATTGCAAGAAAACATAGTAAGACGAATGCTGTCAGTGAGGAGAGTGCAATAAGTGAATAAAGAAAAATCATGAGCAGGTCGTCCTGACGTTAACTTATGTCAAACCATTGTATCTACAGCCTGGCGGATTACCAACCTACTTCAATGCAACGCGCTTCTGAAAGGTTACATACGCATCGTTTATCGCGAGCAGCGTGAAACGTGGAAGCGTCCTGGTGGTGGTTGATACCGCATGTAACTGGGTAAAGCCAATCTACCTGATAAGGGGACATGCTCCGGTAAAGAAGCACGAACGCCAGATGCGCACCGGTTATAAGCGGTGATGAAGCGACAGCAACTCAATGGCATGAGCGAGCCCACTGCGAGAGTGTGGTCTTCATTAGCTGTATCTGCGTAAAAATGCTAAATTGACCCCACGAAATGTCGCTGGGGAATGGCTATGAAAAGAGGTGTTGTTTTCACGGTACGCGAGCTTCTGAAAGTTAATGGTGGAAAAGGATTCACTACGGGTAGAGGTATTTCTACGGAAGAACTCAATTATCTGATGTTGTACTGGGATAAACTTGTTTCTCCAACTAATAATTTTATCCACATTAGTTTAGCAAATGAAGAGGAACTGGAAAATTGTGGAGTTCTTCACCGACCGAAGTTTACCCAGCATGGGTTTATGGATGGTGGGAGGATGACCGAATTTCATGCCTTTACCCATGTAGAAGCTTTAAACATGATGAGAAAAAATGAGCGCGAAGTTGATTGGCGTATGCATTTTTTTAATAACGAAGTTTCAATTCATCAAGAAGCCGCACAACAAAAAGAAGTTATAAGGTTTGAGTTAGCTGAACTATTACCAGTTCCGCCCAAAGATACTCCTCTGCAAGAAATTTTGGAATTCAAAGAAAGGCGTAGTGATGAACTTCAAGCTTTACATGGATATCTTGATGAGCTTTATTCAGAAGTATTAAATTCGGGCGATTTCAATTTGCAAAGAGCAAAAGCGCTTTCCGGTTTGAGAGCATCATTAGATGATCTAAATAAGTTAAATAGCCAAGGTTGGAGAAGCCCATTAAGATTCAATCTTTCTACAGCTTTTGAATTTGATTTGAACCAGATAATGAGTGGAGGTGTAA